AGTAAGCAAATTGCTAAAGTCTTCGGCATTCCTGATAGTTATTTGAATGGTCAGGGTGACCAGCAAAGTAATATCGACCAAATCAAAGGTATGTACACTAATGCCCTTAATCGCTATTTACAGGCGATTTTAGCTGAACTGGATAATAAGCTTAATGCTAAGATTACGGCCAATATACGGACTGCTGTAGACCCATTGGGAGACTCGTTTGCAGCTACCCTATCAGGGCTAGCTAAAGATGGCACAATTGCTAATAATCAAGCAACTTGGGTTTTACAACAAACAGGCTATTTCCCAGATGAAATGCCTGCAGCTGAAAAGTCACCAACACAACAAGTTGTGATTCAATCAGGAAAAGGAGGTGATAATGATGACAAAGAAAGTGATGATTAAAGGCGATATTGTTGATGATCAAACAGCCGGTTTTTATCAGTTCTTTGGAATGCCAGCAGTATCACCTTCGGGTGTTGCTGACATTTTAAATGATGACAGTGGCAACACTGATGATGACGACAGTGATGATGAAGCACTTGAAGTTGACATTGCTTCCAATGGTGGCGATGTTTTTGCGGCTAGTGAGATTTACACTATGCTAAAGAATTATGCTGGCAATGTAACAGTTAATATTCAAGGTTTAGCAGCTAGTGCAGCAAGCGTGGTTGCTATGGCTGGCGATCATATCAACATTTCACCAACTGCTCAGATTATGATCCATAAGGCTTGGTCACAACCAGCTGGTAATTCCGACGATCTGGAGCATGAAGCCAGTATTTTAAATGGCATTGATCAATCAATTGCCAGTGCTTATGAAGCTAAAACTGGCATGGAGCAAGCTGACTTGCTACAGCTAATGGCAAATGAAACATGGTTAACCGCCAGTGATGCCGTTGATAAAGGCTTCGCTGACGAAATTATGTTTACTGATGATCAACAATTACAACCGGTTAATGCTATTTCACATATTCCACCTAAGTCAGCAGTCAATAAGCTGCTGAATCTTATTTACAAGGCGGACAAGGATAAAACTAAGCCGTCTAAAGAAGAAAATACTACTAATAGTCAATCTGCTGAATTACGAAACAGCAAATTGGCTATTTTATTTGGTAAAAATTAAAAGGAGGCCAACTAATGGCTAATATCAATACAATGAATGATGCTTGGATTGCCCAAGGGCAAAAGGTATCAGACTTGAACGACAAGTTAAACGCTGCTGTCCTTGATGACAGCTTTGATCAAGAAAAATTTAAAGCAATGAAACGAGATCGCGACAATGCGGTTGCCCGACGTGATGCTTTACATGAACAATTGGAAGAAGAACGCAAGGCTCAAGAAATTGCCAATATAGATGATAAGGATAAGACCCCGCTTGATGATGACGAAGAAGACATCAAAGCTAAGTTCATTAAGGACTTCCAAGGCATGATTAAAGGTGACCCGAAAGTTATGAATTTGGTAACATCTTCTACCGACGAAGCTGGCAATGCAATTGGTTTGACTCTTCCTCAAGATATTCAAACAGCCATTAACACATTGGTTCGCCAGTACGACTCATTACAACAGTATGTTAATCGGGAAGCCGTTACGACACAAACGGGTTCACGTGTGTGGGAAAAATGGACCGACGTTACTCCGCTGGCTGATTTAGATGATGAAACAGCCACGATTGGTGACAACGATGATCCACGTTTGTCCATTATCAAATACACAATCCATCGTTATTCTGGCATTACCACGGCTACTAATTCGTTGCTCAAAGATACTGCTGATAATATTCTAGCTTGGTTATCACAATGGATTGCCAAGAAGGTTGTCGTTACCCGCAACGCTAAGATCATCGAAGCTATGAACAACGCGCCAAAGAAGCCAACCTTAGCTAAGTTTGATGACATCATTGATATGATCAACACGGCTGTTGACCCAGCAATTAAGTCAACATCGTTCTTGTTGACGAACACGTCAGGATACAATGAGTTATGCAAGGTTAAGGACGCTATGGGGAATTACCTATTGCAACCAGATCAAACCCAGCCGGACCGCATGATTGTCCGCGGTAAGCGAGTGGTTATGATTGCTGACAAGTGGTTACCAAATGCTGGGACAGCAGCGGCACCAGTTTACCCATTGTATTATGGTGACTTATCCCAAGCGGTTACTTTATTTGACCGAGAAAATGCGTCATTGTTAACGACTAATATCGGAGCTGGTGCCTTTGAAAAGGATCAAACTAAGATTCGTGTGATTGATCGTTTTGATGTTGAAGCTACTGATACGGAAGCCTTTGTTGCAGGTTCGTTCAGTAAAATTGCTGACCAAACGGCTAACTTTGCGGCGAGTGCTGCTACAACGACTGACGGGAATTAATTAGCCAACTATGTCGCCAATAAATACACAGTACAGTGACAATCTGGGCGGCTAAGTAAGGATGTGATTTAAGTGGCAGCCGATTTAGAAACATTGAAATCATCTTTGCGAATTGATAGCGATGATGATGACGATCTGCTAAAGGGCTATTTGTCTGCAGCTACTAGCTACATTAAACAAGCCATCGGGGACGACAATAGTGTTCTAGGGTTCTATGAAATGGAAGGCGTGGAGGACTTGTTTGAAACGGCTGTTTATGCCTTAGCTGGTTCATATTGGACTTATCGAACATCGATTACAGCCATCGCTGTTAATCCAGTTGATCTGGTCGTGGACTCAATCATTGGTCAACTCAGAGGGTTGTACAGTCAAAAGCAATATGAGGTGGGGACAAATGACGAAAGCAATTAATCCTGCACGAATGAATTTTAGATTGGAGTTTGGAACTCAGACAGCTACTGGAAAAGTTAACCCTAATACGGGTAATCCTATTACTGACTTTGTCCCTCAATTCAGTTTGTACGCCGGCGAATGGTCATTGTCGTTTCAGCAAAGGTTAGCGTTAAATGGCGACACCTCACAACAGAATGCTGTTTACTTTGTGCGCCATAATCTAAAAATAGCTACCGGCATGCAATTACGACGCAATCATCAGGATGTTTACCAGATTGATGATGTGGCCTACGATGATGGTTTACCACCGGATGGTTTTGACCTCATAACTTGTCATAAGGTGGTGATTGGGCGTGGCGAATGAGATTAAACATGCAGACTCATTTGAACATATTTTAGATACTATGGCGGAAGGCTTTGGACGTGAAGAAAAGCTTAAAGCTAATGCGGCTGGAGCGGATCAGTTCATTAAAATTATGAAGCCTAAGATTCCTTTGGGAAAACTACGCAAGGTACATGGTCATGCTGAAAAAGCACATCTACGTGATTCATTAATTGCTGTAGATCATCCTAATGGCTCGGTTAACGTTGGCTTTACAGCCAAAGGTGAAAAAGGGTACATTGCACGTTTTCAAAATGATGGCTGGGACGTCGTTGATCGTAATGGTTCCAAACATGGTCATGTTTCCGGGAAACACTTTTGGGAGACTACTCAGCGTGAAGCAAAAGGCCAAGTTGGCAAGGCAGTTGTTGAACAATTAAAGACTGCTATGGACAAGAAGGTGGGCAAGTGACACCGGTAGCTTTTATTAAAGGCATAATTGTTGCAAATATTAACGAAATACCAGAACTAGCTGTGGAGCATATCCATAGCTTTTTTATTCCAATTAACGATACTTCAACTGACGAGCCTATTGTAATAATAAGCGGGTTACCTGAACGTAGTCAAGATTATGGCAATGGGATTCCATTCCAATCAACGAAGCAAGTTCAGATACAGCTCTATTATCCTAAAGATTACTTGGGCGATATGGATGCCATCGAAGCCGGGTTAAAACAAATGCTATTGACCAATGATATTCGTTGTTATAGCGATGCCGGCCAGACATTAACACCAGATTCAGAAAGTATCACGAACACTTTGAAATTTAATTATATAAAGGAGGCCATTTAAATGGCAACATTAGGTTTAAACATGTTATACACCGGTATTAAAGCCGATGACGGGTCAACGGTTATTGATGCAGATAAGGGGTTGGCGGCCGCTGGGGTATACCCCATTGATACTAGCAAAGCAAACGGTAACTTGGGTACTAAGACTGCTAACATTACCGGGCTATCTGGGACGGTATCTAAGATTACTGGCAACAATGAAGTTGTGGACGTTTCTAATCCTCCTTCGGCACCATCAGTGGCAATCGACGCAAATGAAATTAATTTCATCGTCAAGCAAAAACTATTAGGCCGGGTATCAGATGGTAAAGGTGGTTACATTGATTCTGACACACCCGTTGAAGCTGGCCTTATTATTGAGTCACGTTCACCAGTGACGCGTACTGCTGTTTATTTCTGCTTTGGTCGTGGGATTTTTAACGAAGCTGGCCAGAACATTCAAACAAACACGGATACAGCTGAAACTCGTGACGATGATAATTTGACATTTACCGCCTTGAACTATGATAAATTCAGTGGCCAACCGTACAAGGTATATGCTGAGTCAGATCCTAAATTTGATAAGCAAGCGATGTTTGACGCTGTATTTCCTGGACAAACGTTTTATAAAAACGCGAGTAACGGCACCAGTGGTCAATAAAGTTACAACTGACACAGGCTCACAGACTAGTAAAACTGATAGTGACTCATCTGCGCCAACCAGTAATAAATGATAATTATGGTCGCCTAAAATAAATACACAATACCGCTAGGGGCGGCTTTTAAACATGCTGAGAAGCGCATTCTAAGCGCGGGTTCACAATAAATGATAATAAACAATACACAAAGGGGCATATAAATAATGGCAAAATCAGTTAAATTTGATGGCAAGAAAATTGGGACGGGCACGCAGTATACGTTGATTGATAGTGGTCAAAATGTTGAAAAAATGGCCGAAGCATATAAGAAGTTCATCAAGACTACTGAAGAAACTGAGGACAGCATTACAGGTGTAGTCGAATTAACACCTAAGCTTGCAAAGGTTGTGGCTGAAACGACCTGTGATTTATTGGAACTAAATGCTTCGCAAAAGAAACGTGTCATGTCCATGGAATTTTCGGTTAGCGACGAATACGACTTCTTTAATGACTGTTTAAAACAATTCTTGGGAGTAGAATTACCATCTGTAGGCAACAGCAGCGATCAGGAAGAGGAAGAAGACCCAAAATTGCCAAAGCCAGAATGATTTGGCAACTTGATAATTTTATTCAGGATATCGATTACCTCGCTAATCAATTGATTTCGCAAGGCATATTGCCTAGTGACTTTTATCAAAGCTCATTTAGTGAAATGCAAACAGCATTGAATGCCAAGTCACGTAAAGACCGTGTTCAAGATCCGCTCGAATTAGCACGTCAAATCGGTGCGTTGTAAAGGAGGCAAAGTATGGCAACAGAGAAAATTCAAGGCTACGAATTCGCAATTAACATGGATGATGGTGGCATGACTCGCACGTTGCGAGAAATAAAGAATGAAGCAAAATTACTAAAATCTGGTATGCAAGCTAACTTTGCTGAAATTCGTTCAGGTGAAGGCGTTATGGCGGCCTATGCGGGTAAAGTCAAAGATGCTGGTCGAGCTATTGAAGCACAACGATTAGTAATTGAGCGTCTCAAAAGCGAGCAGAACGGATTAGACCAAACCACTCAAAAAGGCCGAGAAGCTTATGTTAAATATGAAAATCAGATTAACGCTGCTAAGCGCTCAATCGCCAGTTTAGAGGGGCAACAAGAACGAGCACAGAAGTCACTTGATCTGCAAAAAAGTGGTGTCTTACAATTAAAGGACGCCATGGAAGCACAAAATAAAATAAGTGCTAATTATATTGCAAAATTAAAGTCTGAAGGTAAAGAAGACGAAGCACTCGCAAATCAAAAAGATAGCCTTAAAGATAAAATAAAAAGTCTCAAGGCTCTTTATGAATCTGAATCACATCAGCTGATAAAAATGTCAGAAGACTCCAAGGTGACTGCTGAATCATATCAACAACAAAAAATCAGAGTTAGTGAACTTACTGCTGAGTTAGCAAAATCCAAGTCAGAACTGAATAGTCTAAATTCACCAGAGCAAACCCACTTAAAAAATATGGAAAATTTGCGTGGGCAGAGCAAACTAATTGAAGGGTCTATGGCTGCTTTAGTATCGAGATTTAAGGCCGAAGGAAATGAGTTGGAAGCAAATAAGGCTAAATCTAATGGCTTGCGAGAGGCCTATGATAACCTTAATAAACAATTAAAAGCAGAAAACGAAGAGCTCAATAGAATTAAATCGGTCAGTGGCGAAAACTCAAATGCATATAAGCAACAATCTATTCGAGTGAACGAATTAGGCACTAAAATTGCCCAAACTCGGACTAAGATGAAAGAGCTTGATGAGCAATTAAGCAAAAAGCCACAGTCAGGATTAACGTCAGTCATTAACCAGCTAAATAGAGTAAACGAGCACGCAGATAAGGCCAATCATTTATTTGGCACAATTCTGGGTGCTCATTTAGTTGCCAATGGTATTACGAGCGCTTTTCAATCAATTACTTCACATATTCACGAAGCTATTAGCGCTGGTATGGAATATGAAAAAGAGCAGCAAAAGATGACGGCCACCTGGTTGACTTTAACTGGTACGGTTGGTAAATCTAATGCAATGGTTAAAACAATCAACGACTTATCTGTTCAGACTGGTCAAGCTGTAGATGTTGTAAATGAACTAGAGCAAGGTTTTTATCACTTACATTCCAATAAAAAAGAATCAGATGAACTAACCAAATCCATGCTGAACATGTCTGACGCTGTTGGTTTAGATAGCCAACAAATTCAGGCAGTTACCCAAGATATGGTCAACGGCTTATCACGCGGTAAAGCCAATGCTGGTATGCTGAACCAAATTAGTCAATACTTCCCGATGTTCCGTGAACAGTTGGCCAAGTACGAAACCCAAGTCAATCATGGTAAGAAAGTAACAGTTGCTGATTTAAGTGAAATGGCCAAACAAGGAAAAATTTCAGCATCAGATATTGAAAAGACCTTCAATCAACTTGGATCCGGAAAATACGATAAAGCCGCCGACAACATGTTACATACGATGGTTGGTATGGAACGAACGATCAAGGCACGTGTTCCAGCCTTAATCGGTGACATTGAAAAGCCGATTTTAACCGCTCAAAATCCAATCTATGGCGCAGTTTCAAAATGGGTATCTGACAAACGGACTGACAAGGAGTTTAGTAAGGTCGGTGTGGCGGCAGAAAAGGGCATTAGTACGATTACTAAAGCTTTTGCTAAAGCCTTTGATGTCAAGTCAGCACCAAAAGCAATGAATGATGCAATGGATAACTTGGCCAAGGGTGTCACCAAAGCTTCTGACTCTATTGCCAAAAATGCTCCGGAAATTGTTAATTTCTTCAAAACTGTCAAAAACTTGGGTGGCCTGGGCTTTGAAACGTTAATTGAATCGCTTAAAATAACCAATGCACTTTTAAAGCCATTACTCAGTATGGTTGGTGGGCACACAGAAACCATTGCAAAATTTGGAGCAGCATGGTGGTTAACAAGTAAAGCCGTCAAAGAGACTAGTTCAGTTCTGTCAACTTTTAAAAAAATCAGTGATACTGTTAGCTGGGCTGAAAAAGTTCTAGGGATTAAACAAGAAACTAAAGCTTTAGAAGAACAAAACGCGGTTCTTAAAACTAATGCTGAACTAAGTACGGCCAGTGAAGAAAATATTGGAACTGGTTATCGGAGAGTTAAAGGTAGAAAGGCTGGGAATACAGGCGCTGATTTAAGCTCTATATCAGTTGAAGCGGAAAACACTGAAAAAATTGCTAAAAGCAGTAAATGGTCATTGCTAGGAGGAACAATTGGTACAAGGATTATCAATGGTGCTGGATTAGCCATGACTGCTTGGGACGCTGGTAGTAGCATTGCGAAAGCAGTTAGCTCCGGTAAGGCGTCTGATAAATATAAAGCAACTGGTAAAACAGCTGGAACACTTATCGGGGGTGGCATTGGTGCAGCCCTTGGAAGTGTTATCCCGGGAGCAGGAACAGCTGCGGGAGCAATGTTAGGAGCAAGCATTGGTGATGGTGTTGGTGGTACTAAAACTGCAAATACGATTGTTAAAAGAATTAGTGATGCGCTAAAAGGGAAGAGCATTGAAGCTCCCAAGATTAAGACAGAGTCCACTAAGCACTCACTGAGTGATCTAAGTAAGGCGTATAGTTCCTATTATTCTAAAAAGCAGAAGCAAGATTTAAATGATGTGAACGTACTTCATAAAGCAGGTATGCTAACCGATGCGGAGTATAAAAAGCAATTAGCTTCAATTAAAAAGAATGATAGTGAGACAAATCGTTTTGAAAAAATGTCAGCTTCTGATCGCAACGCTATTGCGAAGTATTATGCGCAGCAAAAAGCAAGTATTATTAGTAAATGGAATGCTAGAGAGACAAACTAGTTCTAGCTGGGATGCTAAAATAGCATCTGACGAACGACGGTTTGGTGCCAACTCGATTATTGTTCAGAAAGACATGTCTAAAAAGAAAGCAGCTATTCAGGCTGAAGAAAACAAAAAGTCAGCCGCTCTTGATAAACTCCGGATTAAAAGTGCAACAGAAACTACTGCACAAGAAGCCCGTTTACACACAACTTTAACGGGAAAGATAAAGTCAGCTGCTAATAAGCAGAATGATATTTTGAGAAATCTTGCCAAGAGCAAGGGGAAAATCACTCGTGAACAAGCAAATGATGCTATTTCACAGTCGAATAAAGAGTACAAAAAGACAGTCTCACTGGCAAACCAAGAATACAAAGATCGTGTTTCTGCGGCTGAAAAGCAACACAATAAGGTTATAAAAGCAGCTGAAAGACAAGCTAGCGAGGCAATCAGCCAAGCAAAGAGCCAGTATAGTAAAACAGTTGATGCTGCTAAAAATCAATATTCTGGTAATTCTAAGTATGCCGAGAAGCAACGTGCAGCTATTATTAGTAAAGCTAAGGACCAAAAACAAAAGTCAATTGACAACGCTTTAGAGCAGGAAAACAAAACTGAACAACATGCGGATCGTCAGTACAAGCACACTACTGATGACGCAGATAAGCAAAGATCACAAGTTGTTAAACATGCTAAGGATCAAAACAGTTCGGTAGTTGATCAGGCAAAATCACAGTCAAAAGGTGTTTTGGGGCATGCTGTTAAGCAAGCCAATGGCTCCATGAAAGCTGCCGATAAGCAAGGCTCCGGTATTCATAGTATTTGGAAAAACATTACCAGTTTCTTTAGTAATCTAGTTAAAGGATTTGGTATTAAACCAATCAATGTTGGCGCTTATCAATCGGGATATAATCCAGTAACGATTGGAGCTTATGCTTCCGGCGGTATTGTTGGCACTGCTAGAGCTTTAGTTGGTGAAGGCGGTGTCGAGGCTAAAATTGATAGAGACAATGGGAAAGTGTCATTTCTTGGTATGAATGGTGCTGAAGTGGTTAATGTTAAACCTGGTGATCAGATTCTTAATGCTGGTGATACTGCTAAGCTTTTTAACGG